TGTAGCAAATACGTCAGGTTTAATTCTCATTATGGGTTGTGTTTGAATTACGTAATCGACTTTATTACGCGGTGATTCCTTTGAATTTATATCTTCAGCGTACGCTTTAACCGAAGCCGTACAATGATCATACAACTTCGATCTTTTACCAGTGTATACTTGATATATCAATCTCTTTGCCATAACAAAATCCTTTATTTACTTTTTAGGCGTATTTTTTTGTGCCAATGCTTCCTTGCCATAGAATGCAGCTACTATTGCAGCAACAGATACAAAATACACCGCAGCCATGTCACCTAAAATTTTTGCAGCATTATCAAGACTGAATAATGTCGCAGCAACAACAATGGCAGGATAAAGCAACATACCAAATAAAGCAAACCAAGCCATGTTTCTTTGTGCATCTTGTTTCTTATCTTCATTTTCAAGCTGTACTAATTTTTGTTCCATTTCAAACTCTTCGTCTGTAACAATACCGTCACCATCTTTATCAAAATCTGCGTACTTGCTTCCTGCTTCTAGTTTTTTTTGTGCAGCCATCAGAATACTCCTTAATTTTCTTCGCTAATTCTTTAGCTTCTTTAAATCCATTACGAAGAGAATTTGACCTGTGGCCATCTTTCAAAAACCAATTTATTGTATTTATATCAGATCCTTCAGGCATACTATAACCATTAGTAAGCTCTTCAAAGTCTGATCTAAGTTTAATTATTTGAGTCAGCGATAAGTCAATGGCCGAAGATTTTACGAGTTCTATATTCATCAATTGTGTCCTTTAATAATTTAGTATAGTTGTCCCTGTGTTCTACAAAAACTAAGGGCTTTTCATGATCGACATCCATAATGACTACGACATTAGGTATCACCATTCCTGTTCGCTCTTCCCACATGATTGCATACGCAGCACCTTGTGCAAAGTAGTTGCTTATCTTTTCTTTCTTTTTTATATATCTTGAAGTTTTAAAATCTATTATAGACGGTACACCATGAAACTGTGCTACACAATCACATCTACCGGCTATACCTAGATGATCACTATATAAAGCAACTTCTAGCCCAAATATAGTTCCAACATGTTCATTTAGTATAGGTTTAAGATTTTTAAGACTTTGTTGTACATGTGGCATAAAGTTTGATGTGTCTTCATTGTTTAGATACTTCTCAACGATACTGTGTACTTTAGTACCACGTCTAGATGCTTTACCACTTACAATATCTGCTTGTTCATCACCTATACGATTACGCCAAGAACGTATAGAATCTTCTGTGAGTATACTTAAAACTGTAGTGACACTAGGATAAGACTTGCCATTAGGGGTATTATAAGTTCTTTCAGTATCGGTAGTTTTAGCAGTAAGATCTTTATATCCAACATCGATGTGCCTATGGCTAAATATTTTGTTTTGGTTTTTCGTCTTCATAATTATATTCAAATATCTCTTTCACTTTTTCTGTAGGTAGACAAAATATGGCTTCAGGCGTATGCTTAAAATTATAAGCAGCACTTGCCTGTGTATATATTCTTTGATGAAGTACTTGAACGTATTGATTACACTCATCCTGAGTCTTAAAACTTGGCTGCTTAAAAATATAAAGAGGCCTATCCAAAGCCATTGTGTTTGCCATTACGAAAGATACTATGATAAAAAATTTCATAACTTCTCCTAAGTTTTAATAGTGTTACCTCTGCCAGACCCAGCCTTAATTCTGGCGAGATTATCTTTCCACCCTTGATCTGTCTTTGACAATAAGCTACCGGTGCTTGATACAATCTTTGGAAAAGTTAAAACTTTGATGCAATTATGTTTCTTAAGATAGTCTTGCAACTCATCTGCTTTACAATCAATTTCATACTCATCACCTTCTTCTAAAGGCTTTACTGTATATCTAGGCAACTTGATATCCTTTCCACCAATCAGGCGCTGGTCTTCCCCAATCCCACTTCGCAAATGGTTTTGCTTTATGATAATAGTTTCTATATGCTTGAACAGCATCGCCGGGAACCATGCAATCAGGATAATGAGTCATGGCTTGTACGAATTCGGTAAGACCTATATCTGGTATATTTATAGGAGGAGCGGCCAATATTGGACCAAGTTTCTTAAAAGTTATGTGATCTTTATTTCTGCGAAATTTAAATTCTCTGGACATTTCAACAAAATGCGCATAGTGCCAGTTGTAGTTTGCCAAACTTGCTGCTGTCCATGTCGTACATGGATGATACTTGTGCACTGCAAGATAATACAACTCATCACGTATGTCACCAAAGGAATAATATGTTTGCATCGTTTTACCTGACTTTGATCTACGTTTTTCTGGTATACCATCAAGCATACGATGTACAGTACTCAACATTTGTGCAGATTCAATAATCATTTTAGGAACATGCTTGTCACAAAGCATTCGAGCTGCAACTTGTGGATCTTTATCTAGTATAAAAATATTCATATTTCACCTTTTAAATAATATAATTGTATCATAATTTTTATAATTTGTAAACACATATTTTTTCAATTGATTTGAATTAATCTTGTAATAATTTTGGAAATGCTTCTTCTACAACAGGTTTTGATATTCCAGGGATCTTCTTCTTATTGATCATATTAATAACAAGCTTGGCATCTTCTGGATGTACACCTTCTAGTATTCCGATGAATATATTTTCACGTTTGTACTTTGGCATCTTATCGCCCGGCCCGCCTTTTACAAAATATTTAAACTGACCATTTTGTTTAGTTAGGGTTGTAGGATGCATATGTGCTGGTGATGGTGTATAAGGTGGTTCACCTTCTGGCAGATTCCATTTTATAGACGTATCCATGGAACCTCTTATGATATCTTTTAAAGCCCATGTCTCATTTTCTTTTAAGACACGTACTTTATCATCGCGATTTCTTTGCTTAGCCATTTCTTCTAAGACTTCAAAAACATACTGTTTCATTAAATAAACTCCTGTGCACTTTTAATCAATTCATTACACTTGTTTTCTACAAGGTATGGAAACACCTTACCTCGTCTCATCCAACGCGTGTCTGGCTTGTCGGCCATAAAATTATTTATAATTTCTCTTTTAAGTTCTTGTGGTGTTTCACTTAGATCGATTAATTTTTTATTCCTGCAATAGTTTCGATACCAAGAGGCTGCATATAACAATTCACCTTCCTCAAGATCTTCTATAATATTATCTATCTTCTTTTGAGTTATTGGTGTTTGTCTGAACCCTTCAACAAATACATTATCATCAGATAAAATATTTGGTACTCCATCACCCTTATCACCTTTGATAATGTGTGTTTGTAACCATACTCTTGGATTATCTACTGATAATTCTTTTTTAAGAAGAGGCGAAAACTGCCTGACATTTTTAAATTTTTGTAACTGTAAGAAATCTCTATCAGAAGATACAATCATATATTTTTGTGGATTAAAATCATTATTATGATCTGGATTCATACCGACTAATGTGCCTATAACATCATCAGCTTCACAACCATCTACTCTTATAACAGTGTAAGGAAAGTTTTCTGCAATTTCTTCTCGTATTTTATTTAAAATTGTAAAAGCTTTACCCCAATCAAATGTAGATTCTTTTTGTGTTTTCTTTCTACTTGCTTTGTATTGTGGAAAAGCTGTCTTGCGCCAGTTATTTGACGCATCGACAGCAAGAACTAATTCGCCATACTCTTCTTTGTATCTTGTACGATACATTCTAAGGGAGTTGAGAATCATATGACGAATTAGTTGTTCATCAAACGTTTTATTAATTATTATACTCGCTAAAGCAATACCACTATAATCAACAATAATCATGTATATCTCCTCCAAATATATACATCCCATAGTGTGGCTTTGTTTATACCACCTTTAGGATTACCACCATAGACAAAACCATCAATAGGCTTTCGACCTTTTTTCTCGACTCTAAATTTATCTTTAGTTGATGAGTTTACGTTTCTTACGATGGCTTTCACCATTTCATATTCTTGCATATCGTCTGAGTTGCAAGGATTAAACCTACCAACCCATGATGTGCTGCGTCTTTTAGCGACCTCTTCAGTATTGATATGGTCGTATCTACCTACAAATATTCCCATTATGCAACCTCCTCAAAACCTAACGGCATACACTTAAATGTCTTACCTTCGGCAAGAAACTCATCGCCAACCATTGAACTTCTAAGACCAGAACCATCAAAATTATGGTAAAGAACTTTAACATTATCGTTAGCATCATCGCCAATCTTTTTTGACCATGAGCCTGAAATGTTTTGAGTCCATCTAAAAGCATATTCTAAAGCTTCATAAACGTCTTTACATGGAGCACTAACCTCTGCTGCTGCATAAGGTGTACCACTACCTGTATATGTAACTTGAACTGATATCATTATTTAGCCTCCTGATCTGGAGTTTCGAATACCGCGACGTACTCTTGTCTTTCTGGCCTTTCGAATCTAGCCAACTCCATCAAAGCATCTTTCTCGTTGATGAAAGTACTAGATGCAACCAGACTACCATTTTTGAAAACATTGATTTTATACATATAAAACTCCCTTAATTTTTTATTTTATAGTATTATTATACACTAAAAATAAGGGAATGTACACAGTTTTGTTGTTAACATGTTAACTGTATTTTCTCCACAGTTTGTGAAGCACATAGAACCAAACACCATTAAACATTGGTTCAACAAGAGCAACAAGACCAGCTTCAAACAAGTCTGCACCAGTCATCCAATATACGACGTTCATGGCTATAATGATATGGCCAAACGTATAAAGTAGCGCTAATGTTAAACTACTATTTTTTAGCATGTTCTTAATAACCTCAAATATTCCAGTCTGAAACTCATTTTTCTTTCCACGAATCGCAGCATTCCACTCTGGACTCTGTCTTAACTTCCACAGCATCCAGTCATAGTACCTTTCTGGCTCAGGGCCAGGGTCTGGTAGTTCTATATGTTGTCCTGTTCCTGTCATGTCTTGTGTATATTTATTCATTTGTAAAGTCCTCTGCCATTGGAAATATTTTTGATATCGCTTGTGCGCACGCAATTGCAACTTCACTACATTCTTTTTGTGTGCCGTTTGCAGAACGTAATTCTATAAAATGAATCCAACTCCTAATGGTGCCATTCATATATAATCGTGATTTTGTTAATCCTTCCGGTAAGACCGCCCTTGCGACTTCTTTTGCAATCCCTTTCTTGATAGCTGCTTCATAAACTTTTTTGCACATCCATATAACTCTTCCTTGTTCTCGTTCCCACTCAATTTGGAGAGACCTATCATCAACTTCGATACTATTTTGTCTATTCTCTGTATCTTGCATGCGCGCTTCTCGTGTGACAAATTCTAACTCCTCTACTGGATTTGCATATCTTTGACTAAACTCTTGAAAACTAAAACTACGATGTCTTAATATTTGTCTGGCAATATCACGTGTAGTATTGATCTCAATACAAGCACTAACCATTTCAAATGGTGACCAATGTTTATGTTTAGCAAGATATTTTAATAGTTTTTCTGATGTTTTAGTATTATTTTGATTTGATGGATTAGAAACTCTTGCACAAAAAGCTACAAGATCTTGACAGTTTAACGGCATATTGTCCCCGTATGTAGTAAACTCTGATGGTTTGCTGTAACTAATTAGTTTTGCTATCATTTTGACGCTCCAACTGTTCTAATAAACTTCGATATTCTCGTATCACCATTAAACACTTTGGTATATCACCTCTATAGTTGACCCAAAATGGCTTGAATTCTTTCTCATATGTTCTACCGTCTGCCTGCATTAAGTTTTCAGATAGTTCTTTTTCTAATTCGTTTAATTTTTTTACATCATAAAACATTACATTGACTCTAAAATTATTGAACTAAAGTTATCTCCATAAGCAATGATACAAACGCTGTTGTATGAAGCATGATATTCAATTATAGTAAAAGTTTTAGTTTGTAGGTTTATGAATATTTGTAATGGTAAGTGTACAGGATTATATGCCAAACCGTTTGGTTCATCAGGATTTCTAACTTTAGCACTTTGTACGCCAGTCATTAAAAGAACTTCACCTTTTGCTTGTATAGCTTTAAGAGCCGCTTTAGTGTTTTCACATATTACAGGCTTATCATTCCATTCTGCTGCGAATGCGCTTTTACCTGTAATCAATCCACCCCAAAAAGCTATGCACCATATTATTGCTATGTAATGTTTTATCATAATTTAAAATCCTTAAATCTTTCACCAGTTGGTGTCTTATCAAACACTGGCGTATCGTCTGTTAATGTTTGTTGATTTTCTTCCACATCATACAAGCGCATCTTACTTCGATCGACACCAACTACAAATCTTTTATGTAGTGTTGGATCGTTGTAACGATTCTTTAATTGTTTCACCATGAACTGTCCTTGCTGTTCAAGTTCTTCAGTTGTTATAAGAGCAAACATTAGATCCGCTGTAGCGGGTAATCCAAAAGACTCACTTGTATCTTCAAGCCCAATATCCGAGTTAGAATAACCAGAACGAGTCGTTTGCGTTGCAGAGAAGATCGGTAAGTCGAACTCGACTGCAAGGCCACGTAATTCTTCAGCAATTGCTTTAATGTAAGAGTATGAATTGATTGCACCGCCCATTCCTTTCATTCTTGAACTTGCACATATATTTAAATAATCAATAAAGATTAAGTCTGGTTCAAACTGTCTTTT